GAGGGCTACACCAGCGAGGAAATGAAGATGCAGAACGAGGGCCGGAAGATCATGCATCTGCCGGAGCTGAAGGTCTCCTGCACCTGCGTCCGGGTGCCCGTGGTCCGCAGCCACTCCATTTCCGTGAGCCTGCACTTCGATAAGCATATTTCCGTTCAGGAGGCCCGGGAGGTCATCGCCAAGGCACCCGGCTGTAAGTTGGTGGACGATCTGGCGGGCAGGCAGTACCCCATGCCCCTGGACACCAGCGACCAGGACATCGTTTTTGTAGGCCGCATCCGTCCCGACCTGACGGACGACAACGGCCTGTGCCTCTGGTGCTGCGGCGACCAGGTCCGCAAGGGCGCGGCCACCAACGCCGTCCAGATCGCGGAGCTGCTGGTGAAGGAATAAAAACAGGGGGCTGTTGCAGAACAGCCCCTGAGGCTGTCGGAAAAGCTCTTGCGAGCTTTTCCGACAAACTTTTGCAGTCTGCTGCGCGCACGGATTGTTCGCCATAGGCGAACAATCCGCACACTTGCAGCCTGAGATGTATTTTCTGTCAGGTACACGCCCCGACAGAAAATGTTTTGACTTTATTTGCCGACTTCCGTCGGCAAACTCTGCGAGGCTTTTTCGACACACTGGGGGCTGTTGCAGAACAGCCCCTTTTGCTTTTTGCATTTGTAAATTATATTGACAATGTATTGACAAAAGACGAAAATCTGCATATACTGATTTTCAAAGGAGGTGTCCTCTGTGGCAACTACAAATTTGAATATCCGGACAGATAAAGCCGTTAAGGAGCAGGCTGAGGCGATTTTTGCAGAGCTTGGGCTGAATATCACGACTGCCGTGAACATGTTTCTTCGGACTGCGGTTCGGGAGCGTGGGATCCCTTTCGAACTAAAGCTGGAGACCCCAAATGACATAACGGCGGAAGCGATCGCCGAGGGACGTATGATGGCAGATGACCCCGATACCCCCAGATATTCCAATATGAAGGACTTGAAGGCAGCACTTGATTTATGAAATATGAGGTCATATTTACGAATCAGTTCAAAAAGGATTTGAAACTGGCAAAGAAACAGGGGAAAAAGCTGGCCAGACTGCTCACTGTGATCGAGGCGCTTGCCAACGGGGAGACATTGGATGCGAAATACAGGGATCACGCCCTGACCGGTGATTACATCGGTACGCGGGAATGTCATATTGAACCGGATTGGCTTCTGGTTTATGAAATTCGAAATAATGTATTGGTTTTAATTCTTTACAGGTTGGGAAGCCATTCGGAGCTGTTCAAAAAATAAATAGATTAAAAGAGACGCACCTCGGGCAGAATTTTTGCCGGAGGTGCGTTTTTTATGAAATTACGGGAAATGATGACCGGCCAGGTGGTCCGCATCCGGCCGGAGGAGCCGGTGGGTGTGGCGGCCAGAATGCTGGCCCAGTACAATATTGGGGCATTGCCGGTGTGCGGCTACGACGGAAGCCTGAAGGGCCTGGTGACGGACCGGGACATCGTCACCCGCTGCCTGGCGGCGGGCAAAGACCCGGGGAAGACCCCCGTATCTCAGGTCATGACCGCCCGGGTGGTGACGGCGAGGCCGGATATGGAGGCGGACCTTGCCGCCCATCTTATGGGCCGGGAGCAGATCCGGCGGCTGCCCATTGTGGAAAACGGCCGACTCTGCGGTATGGTCAGTCTGGGGGACCTGGCGGGCCGGGAGGAAACCGCCATCGACGCCTCCGACGCTCTGTCGGAGATCAGCGACAATCTGTCCAGCAGATAGGAATATGGATAAGCGCCAACGGGTATCCGGCTCTCGCCGAATACCCGTTATTGCATGTACTTTTCTGGCAGACCGGCGCTTTCTGATTTCCCGTCACGCCGTTTCGCAAACACCCGCCGGATTCGGAAATACGGATCCGGCCGCCGCGGCGTCAGTTCGGCGTCTTATAGTCCATGGCTCGCTGGCTGTCGCTCAGGCCCTTGGTGGTGGGGTCGTTGACGATGCCCAGGATCGCCAGCAGCCCGAATACGGCGTTGATGAGATCCAGCAGCTTGTCCTGCACCCCCTGCACAGGCAACGTGATGCCGGCCAGAGCCGCGGCGCTCTGCAGCACCAGCAGCGCGGCGGGCACGGCGGCCAGCCAGAAATTCAGATTTTTCAGACGTACCTTCCAGTTAATCATAGATTTGCTCCTTCTTTCTTTTCCAGGCCCTCCAGCCTGTGGTTGATGACCTTGATCTGTTCCTCTACCACCGGCATCCGCCGGGCGAAATTGTTGTGTTCCCGTACCTCTCTTGTCAGCTCCCGCAGCTGCTCGTCCGTCACCGCCTGGGCCGTGCGCAGGGCGTTTTCCCGCCGCCGTTCCGACAGAAGGTTGCTGAGCATGACCCCGGCCAGGGACAGCAGCCCCGTAATCAGAGAGGCCGCTACCGTCGCGTTCATATTACCCGTCTCCTTTCAGTGCGTAAATCGTCAGGGGCACCGCCTGGCTGTTATCCCCGGCGGCCCCGACGCGAAGCCCCGCTTCTGTCTGGGCCACGCCCCGGGAAATCAGGCTGCCGCCGGAGAGCACCCGGATGCTGCCGCCGCTGCCGATTATTTCCCAGACCCGGCCCGTGCCTCCGGCGGTCTCCGCCGCCTCGATCAGCAGCAGCGCCCCGGAGACGGGCAGCACCTGGGCAGGGAACGCCTGGCCGGGCTGCGGATTCTCCCAGAGCTTTGTAAGCCCCAGGAATCGCTTTTCCGCCCCGCCCAGGCTCAGCGCGTCGGCATCGTCGGCGGGTTCCGGAAGCCCGGACAGGCGGCGGCCGTTCATTCGGATGTCCAGCCCCATGGAAAGGGCATCCTCACGATCCGCCCGGCAGCCAACGCCTATGGCGCGGTTTCCCGGGCACAGGTCCAGCAGAGGGGAAGCGCTGTCCGCTTCCGCCTCCGCCACGTGGATAAGGGCGGAGGTCTCCGCCTGCCGCCCCCGGCTGTCCGTGACCAGGGCCGTCACCGGAATATCTCCCGCCTGGGGCAGGTCAAACAGGAGCTTTTGCCCCTCGCCGGACAGCGCCCCGCAGGTTATATGGCACCGGAGGATCTCCGCGCCCAGGCTGCCCGATGCCGCTGCCGTCACAAGCGCGCTGCCGCCCCGAACCAAGCCGCCGTCCCCCTCCGCAACGGTCAGGGAAACCGTTGGCAGGATGTCCTCCGGGACCCTCAGCAAAACGGCCGTCTCCCGGGTCTCCGCCGGCTGTTCTCCCCGGTATGCCTCCAGGATCAGCACTGCCGGGATCCGGTTTCTGTCCGGGTATTCTCCGGCCAGGGAAAGGGGCGGCGTCCATTGGACGGTCCGGTTCCGGGTAGGACCGCATAGGATTTCCTCCCGGCTCCCGCAGCGAAAGCGCAGACCCAAAGCCCGGCCCGTCTCCGGCAGCGCAACCGTAATGGGGCTGCCCAGCCGGTCCCCCCGGATGCCCAGGGGGTCCTTGAGACTGGATAAAATCATGCTGCCTCCTTAATAGCCGTATTGGCGGCGCAGCTTTTCCTCAAACTGCCGCTGGGCCTCTTCAAACTGCCGCAGCCACTGGCTGTCCTGAATCTCGTCCCGGTAGGCTTCGTAGTCCGTTTTCCGCTCCTGGTCATAGCGGCCCCAAAGCCGCTGGTTCTCCGCCTGCCAGGCGGCAAGATTCTGCTTGTACTGGTTCTGGCTGCTGTTTTCCCGCTGCAAGAGCAGATCGTAGTTCTCCTTGTCGGCATTCCCCTGACGGTCGTATTCCGCCCGGGCCTTGTCGTACAGGGCGGCAGCCTTGTCGCCCAGGTCCGCCATCTGCTGCCGGTAGGACTGCTGGGCGGCGGTCTGGCCGTAGGAGCTTCCGTAGCCCCCGGTCATGGCGGCGGCCTGCCCCAGAGTGTCCTGCATGGCCAGGCGGCCGTTCTGGATGGCCTGATCCTTGTACTGCCGGTACAGGGCGTCTCCGTTCAGGTTGTAGGAGAATTTTTCCCGGTTCAGGATTTTCTCCATGGCCGCGTCCAGCTGCTGCTGCCATTTGGAGACGTATTCTCCGGGCTTTTTCCCGTCGCTGGCCTGGGCCTCCTGCCGCGCCTGCTCCACCCGGGCAGAGGCGGCATATTTTCGCTTCTCTTCCTCCATATCGTTCTCCTTTCCGTGACTATTTCAAAACCCAGTGCCCGTCCGCCGTGTGGGTGAAGGACGGCAGGGGCGTAAAGCCGACCCTTTCGCCTGTCTGTACCTGAAAGCCTGGGGTGTCCGCCTGACAAAGGGCAATGGCCTGACGGGCCTGGGCCGGGGCGGGCCTGTCCTCCAGCGCGGCCAGAGCCTGCCGCAGCTGCTCCAGCGCTTCCAGCTGCCGCTGCCAGGGCGCTTCCAGAAACGCCTCGCACCGGGCGGCAAATTGCTTTCCTGTCAAAGCCAGCGTTTCCTGAAGCAGCGCCTGCCGGTCCAACGGCTCCTGAACCTGGGTCCGCGCCCCCAGGGCCAGCTGCAGCTGCTCCGTCAGCTGGTACAGATAGCTGCGCAGCTGCCGCAGCTGGGTATCCGCGTCTCCCTCCGTCAGATTGGGCAGCCGGAGATCCATTTGGCTCATGCACTCTCTCCCCGCCGCAGCACCCGGGTCAGGGACAGCAGCCTGACGTCCCCTTGGCCCTCCAGCAGCAGCTCCAGATGGCTGCATGGCTTGGGCCGGATGGGCAGCAGGAACCGGCGGTCCGAACCGGTCAGCGTGCCAACCTTTTCCCATGGCCCCCGGTCGTCGTAGCGGACGGAGATATCCATCCGGGCGCGGCGGGCCAGAAGCAGCTGCAATTCCAGGCTTTTCAGAACCATCCGCTTCCCGTCCCAGCCGGAAATGCGGCCGGTGCGGGCCATCCAGGAAACGGTGTCCTCGCTTTTGCCGCCCCGCAGCAGCCAGAGTCTGCCGCCGTTGTCCAGGCCATAGAGCTTGCCGCCCACGCCGACCATCTGCCGCGCGTCAAATCCCGTCTCCCGGTGCCATTGGCCCAGGGCCTTGTCGTAGACGTACAGAGCGTCCTGCCCGGTGTGTTCCCGCAGGCTCAGGAAGTACTTCCCGCCCCAGCCCGCGCCGATGCCCGCTTCCAATGGGTCCGTGCCCAGATTTTTGCCGATCTCGGCGGGCAGGGAGCCGTCGTAGACGCAGACCCCCATGGCAGATTTGTAAAACAGGTTCTCCCCCACAATGGCCAGGCTCCGTCCGCAGCCCCGGCCCACCCCCCGGCAGACCGTGGACTGGACATGAAAGGCGGCGGGGTAGCTGCCGTAGATCTTATACAGGCAGTCCTCTTTGAAAAACAGGGGATTGCCAAGATAGACCGCAGCCCCGGTGAAAGGCCCCTGTGCGCCTACGGTGACGGCATAGCTGTCCGTGGTCAGGCCCATAAAGCAGTTCCAGTTCCGGAAATCCCCCAGCTTGGAGGCATAGATCTCGTTGACCGCCGTCCCCTGGCTGTTCAGGCCTGCCCGGCAGCCCCAGAGCCGGTTGCCGCACTCGACCACATAGTCCATCTCCGGCGCCTCCCGGGCGATTTCCAGCCCGGAAAGGGTCCGCGCCTCCTCCAGAATGCCGGAAACCACCACAAAATCTTCCTCCGCCAGCCAGACCACGTTTGCCCCGTCCAGGCTCCCGGCACCGGTCAGTGTAACGCCGTCGTACTGCCGGAAATCCTTTCCGATGCCCGGGGCGCTGACGCGGATATAGGCCGTCTCCACCGCCGTCCAGAGATTGGAGGCGGCGGACCACTCCTTCAGTACGGCGGGGCTGGCCGAGGTATCCAGCCACAGGCAGCCGTTCTCCGGGTCGGCAGGCTCCGCGGCCTGCACATACTCCGGCAGCCGGTCCGCCCCCTCCAGATTGCAGGGGGTCAGCCGGGCGGCGTCCGCCTGAAAGCTGGCCTCCAGGCTGCCGAAGTCTCCTTCCTCCACGGTGCTGGCGTACTTTTTGTCCGGGAATACGATGACGTAGGCCCCCATTGTCACCAGCTGCTTTGGCCCCTCCGGGTCAAGCCCCAGATCCACCCGGCGGCTGCCCAGCACCAGCTCCTTTCCCTGGGTGAAACAGAGCGATTCCCCCGCGCCGATGGCGGTGACGCCCGTCTGCTCCAAAAGCTGCCTGGGGGGACTGGGGGCCAGAACGGGGTAAAAATCCGCGCTCAGGTTTTCCATCTCCGCGAATTCCCCCTCCCGGATCCGGGGGCTGCGGTTCAGACCGCCGAAAGCGTCCACCGTCTCCCGGCTGGTCCAGAGCCGTTTCAGCATGGGCATTTCCATAGGCTCCTCCCCCTTACAGATACCGCAGGCTTTTCCCCGGCTGAGGGATGGTCCGGCAGCACCAGGCGAAGAATTCCCGCCACAGGGCGTTGAACCGGCTCATGGCGTTGTTGTACAAGGTAAAATCCTGGTCCGCGTAGCAGATGGACCCCTCCAGCCAGAGATAGTACAGCCCCGTAAAGGCCTTCGGCAAAATCAGCGTCTTATCGGGCCAGTCCTCCATGGCGATGCCCTCAAAGCCGCCGGATACGGCGTGAAAGGCCTCCAGCGCGCCCCAGACCATGCCCTCCGCCTCCTCCAGCCACCGGAGCTTTTCCTCCCGGCTGTAAAGGTTGGGCCTGCGCCGGTCCGTGGCCTCAATGACCTCCCGCACCGTCATTTCCGGGCCTCCAGGCTTTCCAGGGGCTGGGCCGCCTGGGCTTCAAATTCCATGGCATCCGCCAGGCACTTCTCCCGCCGGGAGAGCACCTTCGCCACATTCCAGGGCACCTCCACGGTCTCGCCCCGCTTGATGAGCCAGCTCTTCCCGTTGATCCCCACAAACACATCCTCCCGCAGCTCCCGGGTCAGGGGCAGGCGGATCGTCACCACACGCTTCTCTTCCATATAACTCTCCCCTCGAATCAATTGACAATTGACAATGGACAATTGACAATTATTTCCCGATAATTCGGTTTTCTCCAATTGTTTTGCCCATTGCCAATTTTCATCATGTTTTCCTTCTTCCGCCAGTCTCCGACAACCGACAATTGTCAATTGTCAACTGTCAATTGTCAATTCGCCTCAGCGCTGGGGCTGAAGGCGGAGCAGCACTCCACCCGGACCATGTAGGGCTCCATCAGGATCTCCGCGGTCTGCAATGCTTTCCAGCCCACGGTGCTGCGCTGGTCCAGGGGATCCGCGGTACCGGCGGAGCCAAGCTGCTTGATGATGGTCTGCAAACCGCCGCCGGTAACTTCGGTGACGCCGTAAGCGCCCTGGGCCAGGAACAGGCAGCCGAAGACCGCCAGGCCCTCGGGGCAGTCATTCTCCGTACCCTTGTACACCGCCGCCTCGGAGGTCTCTACGAAGCGGACGCCCGCGATCCGGCCGATCTCGCCCTCGTACATATTCTCGGAGGTGGTGTACTTGTGCATTTCCTCCCAGCGGGGGTCGGACATGATGTCATAGGCCACGTAGGGATGCAGGATGCACACATAGTCGCCGTCAATCTTGGGGGCGTTGGCCGCTTTCAGCATAGCCGCCACCTTTTTCACCACGTCCACGGTGAGCACGCAGGTCTTGTCCAGACCGGACCGGTCCGTCACCGGGGTCTGCGCGCCGTTGGCCCCGATCTTGGGGCAGTAGAACACGTTGGTGCCGGACTGCAATACGTTTCTCGTAATGGTGTCCAGGGTCAGGCCCGCCTGACGGCCCACGGCCTTGGTGGCCTCCAGGACGTTATTGTCAATGGCGGTCAGGTCCAGCACATCAGACAGGCACACAAAGTCGCCGTACTGGTTTACCTCCGCCTCCACGGCGGTGGCGCTGAGCTTCCGGCCCTCGGGGGTCACGCCCTCGGTCAGGGGCTTCAGGGCCTTAGGCAGGGAAGCATAGCGCCGGAACTGGATGCGCTTGCCGCCGTTTTTGGGAATGGGCCGCTTCTGTCCGAACTGCCCATGGATCAGGTTCGGCCCCGCCTCCTCCACCAGCGCCCGGTCATAAAAAGTCTTGTTCTCCGCGGACAGCCCAGCGTCCGTGGTCACGTTTACCGTAGGATTGTCCGCAAAAAGCTGCAAAGTTTTGATTTCCATAAATTCTCCTTTTCTCCACTTATTCCATTGTTCACGCCCGGAATGCCGCATCCGATGATGTAAATGTAAGAATGAACGCAAATCGCCCGAATCCAGCACCCAATTGTCAACTGTCAACTGTCAATTGTCAACTGTCAACTCACCCCAGGCTTACCTTCTCGCCCCGCTCCACCCTGCGGCAGAGGTCGGCGATCTCCTTCCGGGACATCTGGGACACCCGGGATCCCATACTTACGGCGCCGGACTGGCTGACGCCGTTCTCGGCGGGGCGAACGCCCTCCGAGCGAAGCTTTTCCGCCAGCTTCCGTTCCACGGTCTGGGCGGCATAGGCCATGGCGGCGGGGATGATCTCGTCCTTGTGGAGGATCTCATAGGCCGTCCGCATATCCACCCGGGCGCGAAGCAGCTGCCGGAAACCGGCGTTCGCCATTTCCCGCTCCAGGCTGAAGTCCGGGTAGATCTCCCGGATATCCCCGGCCTGCCGCTGCCACTGCTCCACCATCCGGGCGGCCCCTGCCTGAATTTCCGCCTCCTGCCGCTGCTGCCCGGCAGGGTCGTTTTCCGGCAGGCGCTCCCGAAGGGCTTTCTCCATGGCGCCGTAGTCCTCGCCCGCGATGCCAAGTCTTTGCCGCATCAGCTCCAGGACCGGTTGGGCCGCGGCGTATTTTTCCGCGGTTTCCCGGCTGTTTTTCAGCCGCTGCTGAAGGATGCTCTTCACTCTGGCATCGTAGGCCTGTTTATAGGGTCCCTGGATCAGTTTCTCGAAGTCCTCCGGACCCTCCTGAGGTGCTTCGGCTTGAGGCTGGGCGTTGGCCTCCGTTACGCCCGACTCCGAAGAGGCCGCTTCCGCGAAAAGCTGCCAGTTCAGGGAGCTTAGAAAGTTGTTCCCGGTCACGCGGATACCTCCATAGGCATCAGGCTGACCGCCTGGGGATAGTTGCGCTCCAGGACGTAGGCCCCGGCCTGGGCCACCCAGAAGGTCATCAGCGTTTCCGCCAGTGCGCATTTTCTGGGGTAGACGTGGATCTTCGCGTAGCCGTCCGTGATCCGGACCTCCGGCTTTTCCAGCAGCCGGTTCTGCTCGTACAGAAACTGCACCGCCTGGGCCAGGGTATAGACCACCATGGTGGCCGCCGCGCAGATCAGGTCCTCCCCCTTGGGAGCCGTCAGGGCGTGGCCCTGCATCTCCATGCACACCGCGCCGTCCTTCTGAAAAAATTCCGTATGGATCATAATTGTCTCCTTTCCTGTGCCGCGTACCGCTGCCCGTTCTCCCGAATGGCCCGCTCTACGCTGCCCTTGCCGTCAAAATCCATGATCTCCAATGCCCCCAGGGCCTGCTCCCACCGGGCGGGATCAAACAGCCCCGCGCCGAAAAACTGCATGGCCATTTCGTTCTGGCTCAGCCGGGAATAGGGGCTCTGCTTCTCCGCGCCGATCTCAATGTCGAAGAGCGGGATCCGGCTGCCCATATTCACCCCCAGCTCCACGCCCTGATCTCTGGGGCCCATACCGGCGTTGGTGAAGCTGATGAATTCCTGACTGCCCTGCTCCCCCAGAATACGGAAGCACCGGGGCAGCCCGTAAAACTGCCGGATCAGCTCCACAGCCATAAGGCAGACCTTCCGGAAGGCCCGGTAGGAGGCGTGATTGCTGTCCCGGCTCAGCTTTGTGCCCGCCTCCTGCATGGCCGCGATGGCGCTGGCCGCCACCACGCCGGAGACCGTGCCGCCGGTGGACACGTCCCGGTTGCCCGTGACCTCCTTCAATTCGTCGATCTTGCTGCTGATGACGGAAACGTAAATGTCGTTCAGAGGCTTGCCCGCAATGGGCTTGATGCTGTCGTCTCCCAAGGCCCCGTCCACATGAACGAAGTCCCGGCTCAGGTCGGCGTATTCCGCCTCGTTCACCGCGCCGTCCGCCCGGATGAAGTGCCTGGGCCGGGCGTTGGCCAGCATGTTCTGCAAAATGGCCTGGTTGCCCCGGTCCACATATTCCTGGGCGGATTTGCCCACATCGATGTAGCCGAATCCGCAGGGGCTGCCCGCCGTGCGGAACAGGGGGTCAAAGACGAAGGGGTACAGCCCATGGTCGTACCAGCCCCGGTTCCGGTAGCGTTCCTCGTTTTCCGTGGCGAACAGCACCGTATCCCCCACGAATTTGCAGTAGTGCAGAAGGGTTTTGCCGCCCTGCCGTTTTTTGTAGTACCAGTCGATGACGGCGGTCTTTTCCGAGGTATCCACCCGGTCCTCGAATACATAGCGGTTTCCCGCCTCCTGAGACCCCAGCTTTCCCTCCAGCTGGGGATATTGCTCCAGGAGCAGATCGTTGTCCCACAGCCGCAGATAGAAGACGTTCCGGGACTGCTGGATATCCGTAATACCGCTGTCCCAGTACAGATTCAGCACATCGATCCGCCGGATGGCGATATCCCCCAGCCCGTCCAGCTTGTCGGGATCCCAGAACACGCCGTAGATGCCCGTGCCGGTTTTCAGCTTGTCGTCCATGACCCGGTCATAGACCTCCTCAAAATCCTCCTGCTGCAGGATCACCGGCAGGATGCTGCCCAGAGCCTTTGCCAGGGCCTTGTCTCCCTCTTCCCGGGGCAGCACGTTGGGCCTGGGGAAATTGTCCATGGCCTCGGCGTGCTTGTTGGCGATGGCGTTGAAGAGCCAGCCGGAAACCGGCTCTACGGTGCTGCCCGCCCCCCGGCGCATGCACTCCCAGTGGCGCATGCGGTACCACTGCTCGTTTTCAATGACCCGCCGTTCCAGATTGGCCTTCCCCTCCCGGCAGCGATTCAGCTTCACCCGGGCGGCGCGCGCCTGATCCGGGCCGATGATTTCCAGTTGTTCCATCTATGATCTCCATTCCCGGTCTTCTTGGGACCGTATTTTCCTCTTCAATATCCAGAAACAGCGCCGCGGCGCTTTTGGGTTTCTCCGAAAGATTTTCCCGGGGCGCAATGGGCCGGGCCATGCAGAAATACCGTGCCTCGTCCGCCGCGTGATCCTCGCCCTGGGTGTCCAGATCCTCGGGGCTGGACTTGTCATATTGCAGCAGAGGCAGGGTCCTGATGAAGTGCCTGCAATTGCGGAAAACGTACAGCCTGGGGAAGCCCAGCTCGTCAAAGCGCAGCCGGTAGTGCAGCTGCATCCAGCCGGGGATCCGCTTGTTGTCGCCCGGGGAGAAATAAACCTGATTTTTTGCCGCCGTATCGGCAATGGATTCCCCCGTGGAGCCGTCCCAGATGGCGGGGTCCGCGATGCCGATGATCTTCTTTCCCGCCAGAAACCGGTGTTCCCGCTCGATCTGCCGGATCTTCGCGAATACCTGCTGGGGCGGCCATTTGAGGCCCTCATTCGGCTCTCCCGCGCAGCCGTAAAATTCCAGAATGCGGTAGGCCACCCCGTCCCCGTCCACCGCCCACCAGCCGCAGGAGAAGGGCCGGTGATACCCCCAGTCGAAGCTGCGGTAAATGGTCCAGTGCTTTGGGATCTCAAAGGGGTCGATGACGTGGGTGAAGTGCCGGTCGCCGTAATGGCTGGGGTCGTCCCGGAACTCCTCGAAGAATTGCCCCTCGTATACGTCCCAGCGGCCGTAGAGCCAGGCCTCCCGCAGCTTGGGGGGCAGCTTTTCCAAGGCCCGCAGATATTCCGGCTGCTTTTCCAGCAGGGCTTTGTTGTCCGTGCAGAGGGCCTGAATAAAGGCGTAGTCCTCGGGGTATTCCTCCTGCGTGTAGTTCCTGTCAATGAACAGCCGCTTGAAATACCCGTGGGCCGGGCCGCCGGGGTTCAGGGTGTAGTACGTGCGTTTCGGAAATCCGCTGACGCCCCGGACGCAGGCGTCGATCTGGGTCAGCCATTCCTCCTGGAACTGTCCCGCCTCATCGGCAAACCATATGTCATATTCCGCGCCCTGGTATTGCCCCAGATCGGCGTCCGCCGCGCAGTAGCCAAAGGAAATGGTGCTGCCATTGGGAAACCGGAAGAGCTTGTCCGTGCTCCTGTACTCGGCGATCCCCGCCAGAAGCTGCTGCAAAGGGGCGATGTGGTTGTTGAACAGCTCCTTGTAAGTTCTTCTGGTGATGAGCACCTTGATG